TGAGGTTTTTCCACATAGGGGGAACTGATGGCCACTCGTCGGGCCCCCTTGCGCGCCGTGACTGAGGATGAGAAACCGCCCGAGAAGGTCCGACCGAAGTCCATCAGCGAGGCTGCGGCATCCGGGTCGCACATCGAGCTCTTGACGGCAATGCGGGCACGGATCGCAAAGACAGTTGAGGACCCAAACTGCCCCCCGCGGGACCTAGCCGCCCTCACGCGCCGCTTGCAGGAGATCGCGAGGGAGATCGAGGCGATCAGTGCCGCAACGGACGACGACGACATCGCCACGGCGGCGGCGACCCCGGACGCAGCCTGGGACGGCGCGGCTATCTGAGGTTGCGCGGCACATCGTCCAGCCGGACGGGATCGTGTCGACTGGCTGGCCGGCGGTCGAGGCGACGTGTGCCAAGTTGGGGATGACGTTCGACCGCTGGCAGGAGGGCGCGGGGCGGCTCATCCTGGCGAAGAACGTCGACGGCCTGTATGCCGCCGACACGGTTGTCATCTCCATTCCGAGGCAGGTTGGGAAGACGTACCTCATCGGAGCGATCGTGTTCGCGCTGTGCATCATCAAGCCGGGCTCGACGTTCATCTGGACGGCGCACCGATTCAAGACGGCGGCCGAGGTCTTCGGCTCCATGTCGGCCATGGCGCGCCGCCCGGCACTGCGACCGCACATTGACCCGAAGGACATACACCGGAGCGGCGATGACCGCTCGATCACCTTCCTGAACGACTCGCGCATCCTCTTCGGCGCACGAGAGCGCGGGTTTGGGCGCGGCTTTGCGGATCTCGACGGGCTCATCCTCGATGAGGCTCAGATCCTCACCGAGGCGACGATGGACGACATGGCCCCGGCGACGAACGTCGCGGAGAACCCTTTGATCATCATGACCGGAACCCCGCCGAGGCCGAAAGACCCTGGCGAGGTGTTCACGATGCACCGCAAGGAAGCGCTTGCTGGAGAGTCGACAGACACGCTCTACATCGAATTGTCGGCCAACCCCGGCACCGACCCAATGGACCGGGACGAATGGCGGCGATTCAACCCCTCCTACCCGCACCGGACGCCCGAGAGAGCGATGCTCCGAATGCGGAAGAACCTGTCCGACGAGTCATTCGAACGTGAGGCGCGCGGCATCTGGGATGACGACGCGACGGGTAAGGCCCTCTCGCACGCCCGCTGGCTTAACCTCGCAGACCCGCACGCCGAGCGTGGAAGTAACGTCGTGTTCGGCCTAGACCTGACAGGCGACCGTGACGTGTGGATCGCCGTGGCGTGGACGCGCGACGATGGGGCCACGCACGTCATGCTTGCCAACGACGGGCGCCCGGTCGCTGCATACAGCGCGGTCGCTGAGTGCAAGCGGCTCACCAGCGAGTGGGGCGGAACGGTCGCAACGTCGGCGTTCGGCGACGAGCTGGAGCGTGAAGGCGTCCCGTTCGAGCCGGTCAACGGTACCGAGTTCGCTGCGGCGTGCGGCCTCCTGGAGGACGCGATCAACGACTCGTCGGCGCGCCACGGCAACCAGCCGGCGCTCAATGACGGCATCAAGGCCGCCCGGTGGCGGCCCCAAACGACAAGCGGGGAACGGGCGTTCGTCCTGCGCGACGCGCCGGAGGTTGGCCCGGTCGCTGCGGTAGCGCGGGCGCTGTGGCTGCTCGGGCAGACCCCGAACTATGACCCGCTCGACTCGATCTACTGACGGAGGTCAGGGTGTTGACGACTGTCCTTGACCTCCTGGGGGTCGCGCTGTTGGTGGCGTTCGCGGCGCTGCTGTGGTGGCCTGCCGCGTTGGCGGTCGCCGGGTGTGCGTGCCTGGCTGCATCGTGGCGGCTGACCCGGTGAGCCTGTTCTTCAAGCGTGCAGGGTCCACCGACGCGACGGCCTATGTCACCCAGCGCTCTGTCGGGGCGAAGGGATCGGCCAGGTCGGTAAAGCGAGACGAAGCCCTGCGGCACTCGGCCATTTGGGCCGGGCTGCGACTGCGCGCCGACCTCATCTCAACCATGCCGGTCGACGTGTTCAGGCGCGTGAACGGCATCCAGGTCGAGACGGCCAAGCCGTCAGTGCTGGAGTCCCCCGTGGGCCCCGGAACGAGTTACGTGGAGTGGGCGTACTCAACCCAGGTAGACCTCGATTCGGCGGGCAACACGGTCGGCATCGTCCGCGCGCGGGACTCGTTCGGCCTGCCGTCAGTGATCGAGCCGGTGTGCATTGACGATGTGGTTGTCCGATCGCTCAAGGGGGCTGTGACCTACAGCATCTCCGGCAAGACGTACCAGCCGTCCGAGTTGTGGCATGAGCGGCAGTACACCGTCTCCGGCGTCCCGGTCGGGCTGTCACCGATCGCCTATGCCGCGATGTCCATCAACGGCCACCTGTCCGCGCAGGAGTTCGCGGCGGGCTGGTTCGGTAACTCGGCGGTTCCCGCGTCGCACCTGCGGAACACTGCCAAGACCCTGACGCCAACTGAGGCGCAAGGCGTCAAGGAGCGGTTCAAGGATTCGGTGTCCAACGGCGACGTGTTCGTGACGGGCAACGACTGGGAATACTCGATGCTCGCCGCGAAGGCGTCCGAGTCCTCGTTCATCGAACAGATGTCATTCAGCATCAACGACGCAGCCCGGTTCATCGGCGTTCCCGGGGACCTCATCGACGCACCTGCGGGCGGGTCGAGCATCACATACGCGAACATCACCCAGCGTCACCTCCAGTTGCTGATCATCAACCTGGGGCCGGCCATCGTGCGCCGCGAGGATGCGTTCTCCCGGCTACTGCTGCCTCGGCCCAGGTATGTGAAGCTCAATCCCGGCGCGCTGCTGCGGATGGATCAACAGTCCCGCTACGAGTCCTATGAGGTCGGTATCCGGTCGCGGTTCCTGCCGCCGTCTGAGGTTCGTGACCTTGAGAACCTGCCGCCCTTGACCCCCGAGCAAGAAGCCGAGTTCGCGCGGCTGTTCCCCGCCAAGCAGACCCCGCAAGGAGCCCAGGCATGACCACCTTCAAGGATGCCGCCAAGGCGCGTTCAACGGCTGAGGTGCGTGACTTCGATCGCCCGTCACAGCGGCGCATGGCCCCCGAGATGGGTGGGCATCGCGGCTCCCCCGCCACCATCCGCGCCAAGGGCGAGACACAGGAGCGGGTCGTCTACGGGGTCGCTTCGGTGACTGAGACGCCGTACGAGATGCACGACATGTTCGGCCCGTACACCGAGGTCGTGGACGGGTCGGCGTTCGAGGCGACCCTGGCCCGGAACCCGCTGGTTGAGTTCACCCTGAACCACGGCGCAGGCGGCGGCCTGCCGATGGCTCACACCCGCAACCAGACCCTGGCCCTATCGGTCGGGGAGTCCGGATTGACCTACGAGGCCACGGTGGACCACACCCGTACGGACGTGGCGGACATGCTCAAGGCGCTGGAACGCGGCGACCTCGCCGAGGCGTCGTTCAAGTTCCGCATCGTCAAGGGCCAGTGGTCGCCCGACTACACCGAGTACCGGATCGTTGAGGTTGACCTCGACCGCGGCGACGTGTCGGCCGTGAACTTCGGGGCCAACCCGTATGCGACCTCCTCCGCCCGCGAACAGGCCACCGAGCCGCGCCGCCTCGTCGTGATCGATGAGGACGAGGTGCGCCACCGCCGCATCCCCGGCATCTAGCACCACCCCCACAGAGCCACCCGGAAGCCCTCGCGGCGACCGGGCCAAACCCATGCCCGCGAGGTTCGCCACGCACGCCACGGCCTGCCTGTCCAACCCACGCCGTCACGGGGACCCCACCCAATCGATACCCCCCAAGCGGGGAGAAGGAGCACCGTCACCATGACGATTGCCCAGCTCATCGCGCAGGTCCGGTCCACGATGAAGGACAAGCTGGACCAGCGCAACCGGCTCGCCACCGAACTCGGCGAACTCCGCAGCACCGAGTCTCCCGACGAGACGAAGGTGAAGGAGCTGCGCACCGCAAAGGACGCTCTCGACGCCGAGATCGACGTCTTGCAGGCCCGCTGCGCCGACCTCGAAGCCGAGCAGGCTCGGGACGACGCCGCTGACCGGCTGTCCCGCGAGGTCCACCCGGTGGCGGATTCCGCTCCGGTCACCCGCGACTCGGTTGTCCGTGTCGGCCAGGAGCCGCGCACGTACACCCGTGAGGCCGACCCGAAGGGCAAGCAGTTCCTCCGCGACGTCGCCGGGCAGTTCTTCGGCGACTACACGGCCCGCGCTCGCATCGAGCGGCACATGGCCGAGGAGCGCGTGGAGCGGCCCGACGTGTTCGAGCGTGCCGCTGGCACCAGCGCCTTCGCTGGCCTGGTCGTCCCGCAGTACCTCACTGACCTCGTGGCCCCGGCTGTCGCGGCGTCCCGTCCGTTCGCCGACATCTGCAACCGGCACGACCTGCCGGCCAGCGGCATGACGGTGAACATCTCGCGGATCACCACGGCGACCTCGGCCGCCGCGCAGACGTCGGAGAACTCGGCGGTGTCGGAGACGAACATCGACGACACGCTGCTCACCGAGAGCGTCCTCACCGTGGCGGGTCAGCAGACCCTCTCGCGGCAGTCGCTGGAGCG